CTATAAATGCAATTATTAACGAAGAAGAATGGTGGAGTGAGGATAAAGTTGATGAGTGGGCAAAACTACTTGCTGTTGATATAAAAGATCATGAATTTCAGCCAAAGCAACCAACTACACAAATGCTTGGCAGATTTCAACCATTTCATGAAGGGCATAAAAAACTATTTGAAAGGGCATTAGCAAAACACGGACAAGTAGCAATACTGGTAAGAGATATGCCACTGACAGATGATAATCCATGGCAAGTGGATAAAATTTGTGAGAATATAGAAATTGCATTGGCCGAACATGCAGGAAAATTTAGATGCTTCCCTGTGCCAAACATTATGAATATCACATATGGTAGAGGTGTAGGTTATAAAATCGAAGAAGAAGTTCTTGATGAGGAAACACAAAATATTAGTGCAACAAAAATCAGAGAACAGATGAGAAAGGATGGCAAACTATAAAGTCTATGAAATAAAATTTAAGGACGGAATGGTATATTATGGATATACTGCAAAGCCATTCAAAATGAGAATGGCTGAGCATATAGATGCTAGTCAAAAAGGAAAAAGCATTTTATATAAAAAAATGCGTAACGTCGAATATGACTGCGATGCTAGGGTCATTCAGCAATTCCCAACTATGGAAGAAGCATTAGAGTGGGAAAAGAAACTTATTAAAAATACTCCGCATCAATTTAAATTGAATACAAGTTGGGGAGGAGAAAATGGCGAAAACAACTATAGAAGATGGAAACAGCAAGATATCATCAAAAAACATTACAAAAGGAAAAGGACAAAATACAAATTTTAACCATCCTGCATATACTAGGTATCCACATATGATGGGTAAAAATTACTATGGTGTTGCTGGAGATTATATAAACAGCGAAGACAATCTAAGATTTACACCATGGAAAAAAACTTTTGCATTTACTCCTAAAACAACAATTAGTGGCAAAAAAGTATGGTTAAAAAAAGTTTACAAAAGAAGAAGATGGTTACATATAGAACCGCCACAATTTCCTGTAAACAATTTTAACAAAATAGAGTATGCTGAATGGGATGATATTTTAAATTTAAAAATGAGGTAAAAATGTATCAATTTACTAGTGAAAGTGTAAGTGAAGGACATCCTGATAAAGTAGCAGATGCAATATCAGATGCAGTTGCACATTTTTTAATAGACGGTAATAAAAATTATAGGGCCGCAATAGAAACTTTAGTCACTACAAATAAAGTTAAACTTGCAGGAGAATTTAAAAGTCATAAAGGCGACAACATTAAAAGAATAGAAAATGTTGTAAGAGATGTTATAAAAGAAATAGGCTATGATCAAAAAGGATTCAATTGGGAAACTGTAGACATAGAGAATAATCTTCATGGACAAAGTTCTGATATTGCATTAGGCACAGATGATTTTGGTGCAGGTGATCAAGGTATAATGTTTGGATATGCCTGTAATGAGGCAGACAACAAATTGCCTTTACCTTTATATTTAAGTCACGGTATAGTTAGAAACTTATCTTTTTTGAGAAAAAATAATAATAAATGGGATTGGTTGCAACCAGATAGTAAAGCACAAGTTACATTTAATTACGGCAGTGACGGTAAGCCTATAGACATAGATAGCATAGTGTGTAGCACACAACATGTCGATGATGTTGATATAGAGTTTGTGAGACAACAAGTAAAGAACACAATAGTAGACGGAGAAGCAGGTCAGTATATTACAAAGGATACAAAATTTTTTATAAATCCTACAGGTAGATTTGTCATAGGTGGGCCAGATGGCGATACAGGACTTACTGGTAGAAAAATTATAGTTGACACATATGGTGGAGCCGCGCCGCATGGCGGAGGAGCATTTAGCGGTAAAGATTGCACAAAGGTAGATAGAAGTGCCGCTTATATGGCTAGATCTGTTGCTAAAACCCTACAACAAAATTTTGATTGTCAAACAGTATTAGTGCAATTAAGTTATGCAATAGGAATAAAAGAACCTACTTCAGTTGCTGTATGGATAGACAATAAAATAGATTATGTTGCCGCAGAAGATGTTAAAAGCAAAGTGGATCTAACTCCACTTGGTATTATAGATAAATTTAATTTATTTGAATTTGATATGAGGGAAACAACTAATTATGGACACTTTGGTAAAAGATATCTACCATGGGAAGAAGAAGCATGGAAATAAAAGATTACATTAGAACTGTTTTAGACTTTCCTATAGAAGGCATCGAGTTTAGAGACATCACATCATTAGTTGAAGAACCTAAGGCTTTTAATAAATCTCTTATAGAACTTACAGCACATTGTATGGACTTTAAAGTTGATACTATAATAGGTATAGAAAGTAGAGGATTTGTGTTTGGGTCACCTTTGGCAAGAGATTTGGAAGTGCCATTCATAATGGCTAGAAAGCCAGGCAAGTTACCAAACGAAACAGTTAGTAAAGAATTTAAATTAGAATATGGTGAGACAGAATTACACATACAAAAAATATCTGCTATAAAAGGAAAGGTAGTTATTATAGATGATTTAATTGCTACAGGTGGAACAGCATTAGCCTGTGCAGATTTAATACATGAACAGTTTAACATAGACAAAGAAAATATCTTAATTTTGGCTGTAATTGACTTGCCCGATTTACAAGGAAGTGTTATAATAAGAGAACAAGGTTACAATGTAGAAACACTTGTGGAGTTTGAAGGAAAGTAATGGCTAGAAAACCTCAAATACCTTTAAAAGATATAATGGCCGCAGTTGATAAAAAAGACCGAGGCTTTTACAAAAGATTAAATGATGAACAGAAAAAGGCATTCAGTGCCTGGATGATGATGAGATATTGCAGTAGTGTGCAAGGCAGAGACGCCGCTAATTACATTTATTTAACAAATGAATTAGTAAACTTTCAATTTATGGAAGTTAGTAAACACCCTGAACTGCAATGGTTACTTTTAAGTGCATGTGGCACAGGCAAAATACAATTTCATCCATATTTAAAACCGCCTAATGCTAAGAAAAAGAAAAATAAGATATCAGAATTTTTATATCAATTATATCCAAATTGTAAACCAGAAGATATCGAACTTATGATAAAATTAAACAGCAATGAAGAATTAAAGGCATTGGCATATGATTACGGCTACGATGACAAAACAATCAAAGACATCTTTGGAAAATAAGTGTAAATGGTGCGATAAAACATTCATGAGTGAAAGAACTCTGGCCGCTCATATGTGTGTAAGAAAGAGACGTTGGGCAGATAAAGACTTAACACATACAAGGTTAGGTTACAGAGTATTTCAAATGTTCTATGAATTAAACACAGTTGCTAGTAAACCTAAATCACAGGAAGATTTTGTGAGAAGCCAATACTATGAAGGCTTTGTAAAATTTGGAAGAAGTTGCATTAGGAATGAATATTTAGAGCCAGAAAAGTTTGCAGAGTGGCTAATAAAGAATGGAAAAAAATTAGCAGACTGGCACAAAGATAAAATGTATAATGAATTTTTACTTATGTATGTAAAAAAGGAACCAGGTCTCAAAGCATTAGAAAGAACAATAATTTATCTTTCAGAATGGGCAAAAGACAATAGCAAAGAATACAATGAATACTTTAGAGAAGTGTCTACTCCCAGAGCAGTTCATGATATAAGAAGTGCTAAAGTAAGTCCATGGGTAATGTATTTGAGTGATTCCGGAAATGATTTACTTAGAAGATTTACTTCAGAACAAGTTGAAATGATTAAAGATATTATAGATTCAAAATTTTGGATGAAAGTATTTTTAGCAAACAAAGAAGAAGTTTCGGAGATAAAACAAACATGTCAAATAGCAGGATTATGAGAACATTTAATAATAAAACATACAGGCCTTTACCACAAAAACTTACAATAAAAGAAAGTAAAATTGACGGATTAGGATTGCATGTAAAACAAGGAGTAGGCGGACTTAACGCAGGAACAGTGATAGGAGAAACACATGTATTAGTTCATAATAGAGATAGACTCGAATGGGTAAGAACACCTTTAGGAGGTTTTATAAATCATAGTGAAGAACCAAATTGTTATATTGCTACAGACAAAGGTGATAGAACATTACACACAATAAAGCCTATTAAAGCCGGCGAAGAATTAACTGTATATTACAGATTTAAAGGCTATGATGGTATTATTGGATCAGATACAGACGTTGAAATTGAGGAATAATAATGAAAGTAAAATTGGTTAGTTTTAGTCAAGCACCAGATTACAATGAATCAGCATTGGATTTAGTGGCATATTGTGCCAGAGTAAGTAATCCAGACAATCAAAACAATAAAGAAACAAGTGAAAAACTTGTAAAATATTTAATGAAACATAAACATTGGTCACCACTTGAAATGGTGTCAGCATGTTTAGAAATAGAAACTACAAGGGATATTGCAAGACAAATTCTGAGACACAGAAGTTTTAGTTTTCAAGAATTTAGTCAAAGATATGCCGACCCAACAAAAGATTTAGATTTTGAAATCAGAGAAGCAAGATTACAAGATCCAAAAAATAGGCAAAACAGTATTCCAACTGATGACTTCTCACTTAATCATCAATGGGAAGAAATGCAAAAAGATATTATAAGAGCATCAAGACATGCATATACTTGGGCAATAGAAAAAGGTATTGCTAAGGAACAAGCCAGAGCAGTATTGCCTGAGGGCAATACTGTAAGCAGAATGTATGTAAATGGGACACTTAGAAGTTGGATACATTACATAGAGTTGCGAGGTGCAAACGGCACACAACTTGAGCATATGGAAATTGCTTGGGCAGTTGCAGATGCTATTGCTAAAATTTTTCCACTTGCCGAAGAATTTAAAGGAAAAGAATTATGAAAAAACGTGAAGAACTCTTTGTGATCACTATGGAAGAATGTGGAGAATTAATACAGGCTTGTAGTAAAATGATTCGCAGTAAAGGAAAAACAAAATACGAAAGAGATCTACAAGATGAAGTAGGTGATGTAATGTGTATGATCGAAATTTTAAAGATGAATGGTTTGGTAAGTGATAAACAAATAGAAGAAAGAATAAAAGAGAAAAAAGAAAAATTAATGAAATGGAGTATGCTGTTCAGTGAAGATTGATTTTGATGTAGATATCGACATGGCTAACCGAGATGACTTTCTTAAGTTAGTAAATGTCACACCTGCAAGTATTGAAAAGGATGGTAAGTTTACCAAACACAATACTGGTGTCTACTTTCAAAACATTCCAAAGTTTCCTCTAGAAGGTTATAGCACAATAGATCACAAACAGGCAGAAGAAGAGGGTTGGTTCAAAGTAGACTTCCTTAATAATCATATCTATAAAGATGTAGTTGATGAGCAACATTTAGATAAATTAATTGCCACAGAGCCTATGTGGGAACTGTTTGAACATGAAGAAATAGTAGAGCAACTTTTTCATATAAACAATCATTATGATATAGTAAAGCAACATCCACCTAAAAATATAGAACAGTTAGCAATGATACTTGCTATGATTCGTCCAGGTAAACGTCATTTGGTAGGAAAGGATTGGAAGGTAGTTGAGAAAGACGTTTGGGTAAAAACAGACGATTACTTTTTTAAACAAAGCCATGCAATGGGTTATGCATTAGCAATTATTGTGCAACTGAATCTAATTATAGAAAAACTTAATCATTCTTCCTAACTAATTGAATACCACGTCTTTTAATACGTTTCTTAAGAAGATTCTGTAAAGTAGTCATTGGCCCAAAAAGATGTGTAACGTCTTTCATTACAAAAGTTGTTAAGTAAGGCCGAAATGGTTTCATCTCGTGATGCAAAAAAACATCTATAGGCATCATTCTGTTTGACTCCCACCACCATGTGTCACCTAATTCTAGTAAAACTTTTGTTTCGTCCAGGTTGGTAATTTTTTGTATGTCGTAAAAAGTAATTATAGAGTTATCATAATTTACAACAATACCAAAATGCTCAGTTTCCCCATATTTTAATCCTGTTATAAAAGGAAACTTCTCTTGATACTTTTCTTGCATAACGATATTTACCATCTAGAAAGATAAATACTAATACATAAAGGTTATAAAAACATGAGTTATGGAGATCACAGATTATATATTTACGACGACCCAATAGATCTTGTGGTTACTTCTGACGCACTTTATTTGGATAATAGACCTATGAATAATAGAAAATTAAAAGCACATAAAGGATTTAGTAACGAACTTACATTTAATATTCGAGACAGAGATAGAAAACTACAAAACGTTTTCAGCGACACTTTGTATGCACACATTTATAATCCTACTACTAAGAAACGTATGCTTACAAGAAAAGTAGAACAAACTAGTAGTATAGGTGTTATAAAATTATATTTAAATGAAGGAGACTTAACAAACATCGACGCAGGATTATATAAAATGTATTTTACAAAAGATTCTGCAGAAACAAAAGATATGCCGATATACTCAAATCAGGATTACGATGTTGTGATGAACATAGAGATACTTGCAGATGGTGTAATCGAACCTACTGCAACACAGGTGGCAAATGTGTTTACACAAGTAGCAAACACAAGCCTAGGCGACTCTGCAAACATCTTTACGACAAGCAGTTTATACGGAAATCAAGATAGAAATTTTGCCGATGCAAGACATTCTTTGGCAATTTATCCTTCAACATATACAGGTAATGTTTTGATACAAGGTAGCATATTAGAAAACGCACCAAATAATGATGATGCTAGTAAAGATTGGTTTAACATAGCAAACTGTTCTCTAACTGCAACAAGCAACATTACACACAAAACATTTACTGTAAATGCAAATTGGATTAGATGTTTAACATATCCTACTTCAGGTTCAATTTCTCAGATTCTACTTAGAAATTAACTTGACAAATCATATATATCCTGTATAATAAACATATGGATATAGACTCTCTTGTTGAACAGGTGCACAGACTTGTCTTTGATAATTTACCAGTAAAGACAAGTAAAACTCCTAGTGGATGGACTACATTAGATTGTCCTATGTGTAGCGACACGAGAAAAAGAGGAGGCATAATTACAAGTGGACCTAAGATATCCTTTAATTGTTTTAACTGCGGGTATAAAACAGGGTGGGCACCAAATCCAACATTAGGTAAAAAGTTTAAAGATTTAGTTACAACACTAGGTGTGGATCAAACAGAACTGCATAAAGTTCAAGTAGAATTATTAAAGTATGCAGAAATATTAGAACAAGAAGAAACTTCTGATTATGTTTACACACTCTCACAATTTAAAACTGTTGACTTGCCTGAATCTGCAATAGTAGTAGATGACTTGCCAGATGATCATGCAGTAAAACAGTATGCATATGATAGGGGATTGCTTGGTCTATATCCACTGCTATACTTTGAAGAAAGTTTATATAAGCAGAGATTAGTAGTTCCCTTTTCATACAATGGAGAACTTGTGGGTTGGACAGCAAGGCATATAAATCCTCCCTCAAAACAAACTGCAAAATATTTACATAACATGCAAACAGGATATGTGTTTAATGTAGACAGATTTGCAGACAGTAAAAGAGAAGTTGTTATTGTTACAGAAGGAGTATTTGATGCAATACTCATAGATGGTGTATCTATACAAGGTAATAGTGTAGGAGCCGAACAGGCACATTTGATAGGAAAGTTAGGACAGAGAATCATACTATGCCCAGACAGAGATGATGCAGGCAAAGATTTAATTGAACAGGCACTTGCATTAGATTGGGAAGTAAGTTTTCCTCCTTGGCATGCAGACTGCAAAGACGCCGCAGACGCCGTGCAAAGATATGGTAGGCTGGCCACAGTATCAAGTATTATAAATTATGCAACTAGCAACAAAATAAAAGCACGAGTGAGGGCAAAAATGTTATGATTGAAAAGTGTAAAAAATTATTCACATTTTGTGTGGGGCATTGGAAAGAAATATTTGTAACATCTATAGGTGTCCATTTATTATGGCATCCATGGCATATTATACAAATATTCGCACCTATATTAGCATGGTTGGGCATTAAATGAAAAGTATATATGTAAACGGTTGTAGTTTTTCCGCAGGACACAAAGAATTGCAGGATCGAGGCGGAAAGGCTTGGCCAGACTTATTAAAAAATCATTTTCACGTAAGAAATGATTCTATGAACGGTGGAAGTTCATTTAGAGCATTACGCCAATGTATAGACGTTGTAAAAAAGCAATCAGAAAAAAGAAATAGAATAGGCTCTGATGTAGATACAGTTATATGTCAATTAAGTGCTCCAGAAAGAAGTGAAGTATGGTTCGCTGATCATAAGTTTTACATGGGTGTTTTAGGACACAGATTTTTAATAGATGAAAATAATTTAGAATTTTTTAAAAATGAAGGATTCAATGTTAGACAAAATGATTTTACATATACAAATAGTGATGGAGAGACTATAGAAGACAAATATCATTTTAAAATAAAAAGTTTTAATGAAACGCAATTAACAAGATTCGAAGACAAGCAACTGCATATATTAGGATTATGTAATAATCTCAAACTTTTATGTAAACAAAATAATATAAAATTATTATTTACTGCAATGAGTGAAAGATGCATACCAAATTATTTTGGCGACCATATCATGACACCTAAATTTACAAAACCTATGAGTCATATTGTAGGCGTAACAGGACCTTTGGTTGAGAGTGAGGAAGATCGCCATCCAAACGAAGCAGGGCATAAAAAAATTTATAGATATATATTAAGTGAGTTAGAAAAATTATGAGCGATATAAAAACATACAACGAAGAAACACAAGAATTATTCTTGAGATTCTTATTGAGCGATCCAGACTTATTTGCAAGATGTCAAAACATTGTAGAGCCTGAGTATTTTAATTTAAAATACAGACCAGCAGTAGAACTTTTTAAGAGCCACAGTGAAAAACACAATGCTATTCCTACTCCTGAACAGGTAAGTGCGGTTGCAGGCACTACACTAGAGCCAATACCCAATGTCACAGTAGATCATCACGATTGGTTTTTATCAGAGTTTGAAACATTTTGCAGACACAAGGCGTTAGAGAAAGCAATTATTGAAAGCACAGACTTATTAGAAAATCAAGACTA